CAGCAAGCTAATTAATTTGGGAGTGGGGCAACTCACTCCCTTTTTATAATAATCAATTATGTATTTACTCGAATGGTACTCATTAATAGTCTTGCTTGTCGGCTTCTTTATACTTTTAAGGTCATAGATTCATGATTCCACCATCAAAAAAAGTTGTTCTATTCAGCACTTTAATACTTGTCCTCCTAACTATATCTTATTCATCTAACTCTAATGCAAACGCATATTTTTGGACACCATACGACCAAGCACTTTTAGACAAAGCTAAAGCTAATGCTAATCAGGCTCTCGTCAACTACAGATTCAACAAAGCTCAGGGATTCAATCCTCGTGCACCGCTAGCATTAACCAGAACAGTTACCTATTCACCTTCAGGTCTTAAAAACCTTCTCAAATTAAAATCTCTAACACCGGCAGGACTCGCATTCGGTGCAGTGTTGACCGCTGCAGGCTACCTGCTTGACGAATTCGGTAATGTTGTTACTGGCGAACAGGGTGCAAATACCGATGGCGGAATTTGTACTTTTTCGTCCGGCAATGGTTCTATGTCTGCATGCCTTGACGTATCTTCATCTGTCTGGGGTTCACAAGTTTACGCCGGTCCATACTCTGGGAACGGCTTTCAAATAATGTCTGAGCATCCCGAAACCGGTGTTCGGTCTCCTACAGGTTGGTCATATAGAATTCCAAATTATTCAGATGGTGATGAGTTCCCAGAAAACACAACTCAACCAGTTTCAGACGAGGAATTCATGAATGATGTAATTCCGCATGTTGATTTAGATGATGTTGCATATGGTGATGATGGCCAGCCACTTCCAACGCCTGAGCTAGTGCAGACTTTGAATAATCTTAACAACTGGTATACAAGCAACTACGAAGACAATTCACAAACAACTACGACTTCCGAGACTAGTAACACTATAACAAACGCTGACAACAGTACGACTACCATCACAACGGGAGAGTCAACAATTCCAGCATTTTGCAACTGGGCGGGCATCTTGTGCGACTTTGTAAACTGGTTTCAATCAGACAGCCCACAACCTGCCGCGCCGGATATACCCGTACAAGAATTAGATATTAATGACATGACGGTAGACTGGGAATCAGGTCTAGGCACTGGCGCATGTCCTGCACCTTTAACAGGTAACTTCAATGGCATGGCATTTGTTAAAGACTATACGGAAGAATGCTATGCAGTCGAGACGGTCTTCAAGCCCATTCTATTATTCTTTACTCTAATCAGTGCGTTTTTTATCGTATCAGGGGTTAAGTTCTAATGCTGTCAATACTATATGGCGTTTTAGGCTGGGCAATGACGGGATTGATACCTACTGTACTTGTTGGCGCTGGTCTATCACTCGCAACCTATACGGGATTAAGCCCATTAATTGATTCGATGCTACAAAATGCAGTTAATTCACTGTCTGGTATGCCACTTGAAGCCGTGCAATGGACTTTGTTAGCTGGTGTCGGCGAAGCGCTCAGCATACTTGGGTCGGCCATATTATCTAGGCTTACGATAGTGAGTCTTACTTCGGCGCTTGGACTAACGAGGACAACATAAATGCTAGTTCTTATTACCGGCGTTCCAGGTTCTGGAAAGAGTCTTTACGCTACAAAGCTTATACTTGACTACATTGAAGAAAATAAAAAACTAATTGAGCAGGGCAAAAAGCCACGCCCAATCTATTCGGATATTGATGGAATGAATATCGACGGTGTTCTAGATGCGCCCGATGATTGGCGAGAATGCCCCGATGGTTCTGTTGTTGTCTATGATGAGTGCCAGAAAAAGTTCGGTCCCGATGGTCAGGGAAGGTCAGGAAGGGAAGACATTCAGGAATTTGAAACGCATAGACATCGCGGTTTTGATATCATTCTCATCACTCAACATGGCAAATTATTGCATGCACATATCAGAAGGCTGGTAGGTCGCCATTATCACGTGGTCAGAATGTATGGCACGACTAACGCCACTATCTATGCTAAAGATGGTCATATGGATACCGATAAGCAGCATCAGCTACTAAAAGAGGATAATCACTTATGGTCATATCCAAAAGCTAACTTTAATCTATACAAAAGCGCTACTGTTCACACGCACAAGCCTCACATGCCGAAGTTTGTTAAGCGTGCGTTGATAGGTCTTGCCATCGTAGCCTTAATCATTGCTTTTATGCTTCCTAAGGCAATGGTCTTTTTTACAGGTAATACGGGAGCTCCAGTCGTCGAACAAGACATGAAAGTACAAACATATGCTAGTAACGACGACAAAGCCCAATCTACTGATATTGAAGATTATCAGCCTGAGCCTATAGCTTGTATAGCTAATGACTCGGAATGTGTTTGCTATGATAAAAACGGACATCTGCTCAAATACGAATATTTACGCTGTATAGGCAATCTGTATGGTCACTCTGAGTATATCGACTTTCATACTCGTGGCACGCGCAGAGCGGAAGCGAGCGCGGGCTCGTGATTAACTCTATACACTCAATCCATATAAATAGCACAGCATCAAATTATTCTTTTTGGCAGCATTGCGGAGCAATAATCGTATGATGAGGAAAGTCTCTTTAATATTTTATCTGTTGCGGGTGATTAAACGCCATCGCAGAAATGCAGCCCGAAGGCGCCGGAACTAAGCAGGTATTTTTATGCTTATTTCTTTAGAAGGGAAGGCAATGACATTACTCGATACCACCATGCCAAACCTTTTCTTGTCCTGTTTTTCGCATCGTAGCAGTTCCTTAATCAACTCACGGTCTGACCTCATGGCTAGGATATCGCCGGAAGTGAAACGTTCGCCTGCATCAGAATAAAGATAGCCGTTTGAAAATGACCAGTTTGAGAAGCCGCCTTTATTTCGTGCCATTTTAGGGAAACAGCCGGCTAATACACGCATTAACTCAGCTGCCGCTACATTATTACAACACCGGTCATAGGATTTAACAGTTCTGATTGATAAGCTTAAATACTCGGCACATTGCTCGATAGATAATCCCGCACGAATTCTAGCTTCTTTAAATTCCATGATGTCAATTTACATGTCTTCGCTGAAAATTAACCCGACATTAGTCCCATAATGGGAAAATAATTTAATATCTGTAATTTTACATAATATACAGTATACAGACCCCGCACTAAAAATAGCTAAGCTTATCAATAGGTTAGTCGAAGCTTGACCAGCTTCATTTGTTAATTTTGACAACTTTAGCCAAGCATTACGCTGTCGTTCGTTCTTGGCTCTCTGAACTTCCATGTCGGCAATAATCTTAATTAATGGAATGCCTAGTATTTCCGCAACTTGTCGCGCTGCTTCGTTATCCATACTCTGGCCATCCCTGTATTGATAAATCTTATGTGGACTCCATCCCATAAGTTTTGC